TAGCCATCTTACGTACCATACCACCTTTAGCCATAGTCTGTGCAGCTTTTACAAAGCCATCCATACGTGCCTTACGTGCTGGGTCTTGTTCAATAAAGTCTTGAAACTGTCCCATGTTACCAGAGTAGCCCATTGACTGTGCAATCTTATTCATTGCTTCCGGTTTAAATGCTTTAAAGACTGCCATATTAAATAATTCCCATAAATACTATAACTACCGTAGTCATTACCATTAGTGTACTACCCATTAACATTGCTTCCAAACGCCACATACGTTTGTCAAGACTTTCTAACTTACCATGTACCATTTCATAACGCACCGCGCACTCTTTTTCGTGTGCCTCAAGTTCCATCTGTGTTTTCATTGCGGGTTCCATTGTCATTTTCATTTAACCTAAAGTTATCTCCATCTAGGACCTTCAAACCATGCAACTAAAGATTTTCTTACTCCCTTAGTAACTGGTGTGACTTTATGTAAAAGATAGCTAGGAAATATTAATATAGTTCCTTTAGCCTTTGATTGGGTTGACGGATTTTCTACTTCAGAGAAAGAAAAGTCACCACCCTCGTATTCATCTGGACTAGAAAGCTGTACCGTTACTGATAACTTTCTATCAAATGCTTTGTCTGATTCCCAGTTTATATCATGATGTAATCCGTAGTGACCTTTTTCGGAAGCATGATACTCTGTATATTGCACATCAGCTACTTTACAGACATCTACATTAAAAGCATTTCTATTAGCTTGTTGTACATAGTACCAAAGTGTATCTAAAACAAAGTTATTGCCTGTTAGCCATTTAATGTTAGAACGGCGAATATCTGGTATATTCTGTGACCCAGCAAAAACACTGGCTTTTTGTTGACTTACAGATTCCGCTTGATTTTCTATTTCTTTAATATTTTCATTGGAGATTCCGGCACTCCACATCTGCCATGTATTTCTCATTTTACATTACCTTTGGTAAATACCTATAGGGTAGGCCAAGTAACTCCTGCCCAGATATACTTACCATTTTCTGCGTCCCAAGTCAAGTAACAATTTGGATAATCCGCAGGTAAATCACGTAATGCTTTTCTATATGCTAATTGCTCAGAAGTTGATGTGCGGTCAGGTAATACCATCCAATCAGAATCTACGAGTAATGCGTCACGTTCTTTTCTAAGTTGTGCCATTGCATCTGAACCAGTAATATTTGCTGGTGGTGTATAATCACCAATAGTACCAAACTCACCAGCCACTGCTTTATTATAAATCTCTACGCCATATGACATGCTATCCAATGGGTTAGCTGAAAAAGGAACATATTCCTCATCTATGTGACTAAAGTTGACTTCAATATCAATGAAATTTTTAGCAGGGTTTCCCCACTTTGGATTTCTTGCATTTGTATATGTAATATTCATTAGCTTACCCTCTGCCAGCATGTAATTTCATCTGATTTACCACCTGATTGAGACATGCCGTGACATCGCCAAGTGCCAGTGTTTATATGCTGTTGATAACCACCATCCACATTAGTATAGTAAAGAGATGACCCTGCTCTATTAGTTCCTGCGGAAGTAGTAGTATTATTAATCCATCCCAAAACAGTTGAACCAACAGCACTTACTGAGCTTGGATTTGGGCCTTCAGGACCAGTTGGTCCCGTAGGTCCTGTTCCACCTGTAGGTCCAGTTGGTCCCGTAGGCCCGGCTGGTCCGGCTGGTCCGGCAGGTCCGGCACTTCCTGTTGGTCCCGTTGGGCCTGTACCGCCATCACTACCATCGCTACCATCGTCACCAGCAGGTCCCGTAGGTCCCGTAGGTCCAGCAGGGCCAGTAGAACCCGCAGGGCCAGTAGAACCAGCAGGTCCAGTAGGACCAGTAGGACCAGTAGGACCCGTTGGTCCTGCTAGTGAAGCATTGGCTATAGTTTGCTTTTCCCATCTGCTTGCAGTCACATCATATACAGCTATTAGGTCACTAGAAGCAGCATCTGTATCTGTAGGAAACGCAGTAAGAGTGTTACCAATAAATGCATCTAGTGCAGTGCCATCTACTGTAATAGCGTCAGCTTCAAGAGTGCCATCAAAGTCTCCATCTACTGCATCTATGTTACCTTTAAATATTGTTGCTGTTACTGTTCCCGTACTTGGGTTGTATGCCAAGTTACCATCCATCTCCAAGCCAACATTTCCTGTGCTTGACGTAGCCCCTTCTACAAAAGTAATAAGATTTTCTTCATTTGTACTTTCATTATCAGTGACTAGAACGTGGGCAGAATTTGTTGCATCTGTAACTGTTGTTCCTGCAATAACTGTGGCTAATGCCGTACCGCCAACAGTAATAGCATCTGCCTCTAAAGTACCATCAAAGTCTCCGTCTACTGCATCTATATTACCCTTGAATACTGTAGCACTAACTGTTCCTGTACTTGGATTATAACTGAAATTACCATCCATCTCTAGTCCGACATTACCTGTGCTAGAAGTTGCATCCTCCACAAAAGCAATAAGGTTTTCTTCGTCAGTGCTTTCATTATCGGTTACTAAGACGTGAGCAGAGTTAGTTGCGTTAGTAACTGTTACTCCTGCAATTACTGTATTGAGTGCTGTACCACCTACTGTAATCGCGTCTGCTTCTAGGGTTCCGTCAATGTCTGCGTCACCTGATACGTCAAGCGAACCCGCGTCCAACTCACCTGTTAAGGTGATGTTACGGAAGCTGGCTACATCTTTGTTGGCATCTGCTGTAACTACTTTACTAGCAACCACCGTTCCTACAGAAGCACCCGTATCACTATAGTTAAGTTCAGCGGCTGTAGCTGTAACGTTTGTACCACCTATGTCTAGTGTAGTCATAGAAACTTCACCAGCTACGGTCAGTAATCCACTAGCGACAGTCATCAAGTCTGTATCGCCTGTGTGACCAATTGTTGTGCCGTTGATAATAACATCGTCAATATCAAGAGAGCCACCGGAGATTAAACCTGTAGTCGTAATCGTAGATGAGCCAGTATCAATAGTACCAAACCCAGATGTAATAGAACCTGAATTAAGTGCGCCAACTGTTGTAGCGGCGGTAGTTACGAGATTTGGCATTGCCGTAATTTCGTCATCAAAATAGGCAGCTAAGTCTGTGACCGCCACCTGTTTCATAGTTCCAGCATCGTTGAATACAACACGGTCTGCATCAGCTACAGTTGTAGAACTAGCAGTTGTGTCTCCATCTAGGATATTTAATTCTGTCGTGGTAATTGTTGCGCCATCTAGTATTTCTAGTTCAGCCTCAGAAATATCAGCACCACCTATTGTCAGTGTACCTGAAATATCTACATTACCATTCATGTCAATAGTAGTAGCAGCGATCTGTATTTCTGTATCGGCTATAAGGTCAAGCTGACCGTCTGCACTTGAGTGAATGTATATAGCTGTATCACGAAACTGTAGTTTTTCTGTACTAGCTATAAGTATATCATCTGAAAACTCAAAGTAGTCTTCATCTTCCATCCACTTGAGTACACCATCATTTGATTCACCATCAAAAGTAATAGTTAAATCTGTCCCTGAAGTACCATCACCAAAGGTAAGCGTCTGCCCTAATAGCTTAGTAATAGCACCACCTTCATTGGCAGTGCCATCATGTGTGTGTCCTGTACTGGCTTGAAATGCAGCTAACAACTGGTCAAATTCGTTGTTAGTATCTGCGGCTTGAATTACGTCACCGTCAGTATAGGATGACTGTCTTGTATATGTAGCACCCATTTAGCGTCTTTCTCCTAACTGATACTCTAATTGAAAACCTTTAAGTGAGTATGCGGCAGTAGTGCCACCATCATTGACACGTAAAGCTACAGCAAATCCTGAACCTTCTACTGGCTGTCTTACTAAAGGTTGTGATGGGCCACCGTATGTTGGTGTCCCATAAGTTGATGTTCCATAAATACCTGCAATATTTGTAGAGTCTAATGCATAGGCAGCTGGTCTAGCTGAATCTGATGACTCATAGTCATAACGTACAAATAAGTCAGCATCAATTGTTGACTCCGGTTTATAGTTTACAATAACTCTTTGCATATGTTTGCGAATGCCCGGATCATTCATAGTCAAGTCTGGACTTCTATATCGCCCATTAATTGCTTCACCGTTAAAAGTAGTGCCTTGTTCTTGCCGATAAATAAAACCATCAAATCCGCCGTGTAATACAAGAACATCTCCTGTAGTAACAAATGTGTCTGTACTAGATGGTTTTATACCTTTGGTAGTTGAAAACTCATATCCTGATTGACCACTACTTTGTGATTTAAGTACACAAATAATACCTTCTGTTCTATTTTCTGCGCTGTCTTCTTTAGAAAAGAATAATCGGTATTGTGTTTTATTTGGTATAACTAGAGACTCAAAATTAGAAGAATTATCTATATTATCATCAAAGATAGATTGAACATTAGCACTTATAGTACCCAGTTCCACATCACCAATTTTGGCTGTACCTGCTACCGTACGCAATCCATCTGGACCAAGAAAAATTAGATCACCCGCAAATTCTTGTATAGTATTACCATTGATGCATCCAATGTCGCGTGTAACAGGGGCTACAGTAAAATCACTAGAAGAACTACCCGTTACTTTAAATATTCTGTTTTCACAAAAAATAAATAGGCTTTCACGGAAAACTTTAAGGCCAACAATTGTATCATCAACTTTAATACTACCTGCGCCACTGCCACTGTTAAATGCATCTTCGTCAAAAGGCTGACTAAATACTACTTCTTGTGGAGTGCTTGACATACCAGCGTAGAACATGTGTTCTCTATATGCTACTACTAGACTTGCACCCTCTACAGAAGACTCTGTAACATCGGTTGCTGCCAAAGAGGTATTGAATACTGTGGGATCATTAGCCCCATCTACTATAATAAGTTTATCATTGCCATCAAAGTTGAAGCGTTCAAAAGAATATTTGGTAGCACTTGTACGGCCTGTGTCTCTTGATGTCCACGACTCTGATACAGGTGTAAGACTTGTATTACCACTTTGTGTATGTGCTGCAGCTGTAGTGCTATTAGCCGCCCGTGTAACACCCGTAAATGTTGTGGCAGTTACACCAGTATAGGTAAACTGTTCATCATTTATTTGCAACGTTCCACTAGAACTAAAACCTGTAGTAGATTCTACAGTAATAGTGCCTGAACCTGTCATGCTAGTATCGGCAGCAATTGCGCTAGTACTATCTGTACCTAATATAGTAGATGCACTAGACCAAATTTTTGTACCACGAGCTGCTACTACTTTGTTATCAAAGTTAGTAACCATCAGAACTTGTTCACTACTAGAAGAAGTATATGGCACTACTTGACGAATATGCTTTTGAAACCCAAGTATGCGTTTATAGCCACCTTCAATATCCGGCTCAAAGTTTTCTAACTGTAATGCCTGTCCCGGTTGCATAATAAAAGTAGAACGATTAGCTACTAATCCACCTTCACAAACAAAGGGCAAAGTTCCTGTCTCAGCCATTATTCAGCCCTTACGTTACTAGAACCCCTAGAGTTACCTGTGTATGGTATATACGTAGAACGGACATACTCAAATTTATTAACAAGAAGGGTTTGCATGTTTTTAATTCCTTGCTCAAATCTAGCAAAGTTAATGCCGTATTGTTGTGCCTCACCTCTATATTGATACACATATGCTGTTGCACCATCTACAATAACAGGGGAAAATCTATCTGGGACTGATGTTGTGCTGTCGTGCGCAGCTAAGTCTGTAGGAAAAGTAAAGTAATCATATTTTAATGTATACTCTTTTTCAGGAAAGGGATATAAAAGATAGTTATTATCTAAGGTTCTAACCACATAGGTAGGTGCAGAACCCCCTTCAAATTGTGCAACTTGTACGCCACTTGCGTGTGTTGTTGCTGTAGTTCCCTCTGCACCACGAGTACATCCTGTTATTGTTGTGGAGGAACCGATACCCGTGTACGTAATAACTTCACTACCTACATATACTTTACCTGTTGCATCAAAGCCTGTGGTACTTGTAACAGTAAGTGTTGTAACTGAATCTGTATGAGATTGACTAAGCGTTGTCGTAGTAATTTCATCTTCTTGCGTGATGTAAGCATTAAGGTATTCATTGTAATCTAACTTACGCAGTCTACCACCAACAATAGCAAGGTCTGTATCTTTAACTATTCTAAATGTATTATAATCAATTGTTTTAGCAGTAGCAGGAATACTGTACCGGACACTACCCGGAACTACTGTTTCTGTATTTGTAGCGTGATTAAATGGGTAGTTAAACTCACGCTGGTTAATATATCTAATAGCTTCATTAACAGCGTTTTTAGCTTGCGTTTGAATGCCACGAGATGATGCAAAGTTAGCAGAAGTTAACTCAACTTCATTTAGTTTAGCCAACACTTTATTTGTTAATGTGAGAAATGTTTCAGCCATTATATTCCCTTAAACAGAAGTGAGGGGGCAAGTTTCCCTGCCCCGTCACATTGTATTTACGCGAGTTGATCGCGGTCCACTTCTTGAGCAGTCATGTCGCCCGGATCGTCAACATCCAAACAGACAGCAAACATGCGGATTTTACCACCTGTTGTTGTACCTGTCATTGCTTGAATTTCAATATCAATGGTATCAGAAGTGCCACCAATAAGAACAGGAGTTTGTCCTGCCTTAAAAGCGTAGTCACCTGCTGATGCACCATCAAAATCAAACCCGTCAACAAAGTTGTCCAGATCACCTCCGGTAATACCAAAGTCAAAATCTGTGTCAGTTGAAGTACCTGTATGAGCAGATGTTACTTCAAAGCCAGCACACATGATGAGAGTATTAGCCGGAATAGTCAAACCCGGAATCACATCGTTAGCAGCGAGGGCTGTACCCTTGTCGCTTGCCGCCGTTGCAAAGTTCAACTCTGCAGAAAGCAGGTATGGTTTACGTCCACGTGCGTCATTGCCTCGTGCTACGGAAGTAGTATTATCACCTAGAGCCATAATTCAATCTCCCTTAAACCAAGCAGAAACGGGCGTTTACAAGAGCTTCAGGACGAAGAATCTTGCGGCCGTACAAATGCATACCACGAACAATGTCAGCAAAGCTGTCTGGATCACGGTATGTCTCAGTCTTGTTGATTTGCTCTGCAGTAGCAACAGCAGATGAATGTCCACCAACAATTACACCAAAGTTAGAACTATTCGTACCACCTGTGGTAGCAGAACCTGTTCCAATTGAAGGAAGGTTGTTGGAAACATACACTTGGAAGCCGTGCAGATTATTAATCACAAGACCATTGCGAAGACCACCGCTTTCACCGAAGTCAGAGTTCAGAAGTTTTGAGTCTTCATCCTTCAGCACTTCCATGAATACTGGGTCTACAACAAGCCAGCGGCCCTGTGTATCAACATTTTGCTGGTCTAGCTTGCGAGCCATACGAGCAATAATCATGGTTGGATTAGCGTTACCTGAACCCGGTACTGAAGAAGCACCCGGTAGGCGTGGCTGAATGCCAATACCATTATTAGCAGAACCACCAAAGTCATTAGCGTCAACCTGCATTTCAGTTAGCAGTTCGTTAGTACCTGCAGTTGAAATAGCTTTTGAGCCGTTTACAGTAGTGTTAGCTGTGTCAGCAGCACCGTGAAGTGCAGACTGTTTGAATCCAGCCATGTAACCAAGAACATCTTGGTCAAACTGGTCAGCGAGGCGATACGCAGCACGATCACTTGCCAGTGATTGGAAGTTAACGTGTGAGTGTGCCTCTTCAATGTCATCAACCTTAAATGCAAAGTAGTTAGCTTTGTCAATTGTTAGGCTGAAGTCTTCGTCATCAAGGTCTTGCGGAGTGATAGTAGTACCACGGGCGTAAGCCTTGACAGTGATTTCGGGTTCCTTAATAATCTTAACGGAATCTCCCATCTGAGCAATTTCACCAAAGTAGTCATTGTTGGTGATTGCTTCAGCAACAGCACTCTTGCGGAAAGCAAGTTGCACCTGTTTGCTGTAAATGATTGGAGAGAAGTTACCGTTAGGAAGATTACCATATCCCGATGCGGTAGTAAATGCCATTTTAAATTCTCCTATTAGCATTTTCACAGATGCAAACTAACTAGACTATTCAGAGGCTGACCTACATGGGTGCGTATCTTAGTAAGGTGGCCGCCCTACTATTCAACGGGCCTTGCTTATCAGGTAATCCGTAAGACTTTGTTGTTTGCTGAATTGGTGTAAGCTGATAGCGAACCACACTTACACCTTTGTTACATATAGTTATACTAAAAAATATCTATATGTCAACACTTTTTTCTTTAGGTATCTCAATAAAATTCATATTCATACTGAAAGACCTTCTTTCACCCTTCGTATAGAAAGGATATACACAATGAAATAGTTGAGAAGGGAATACGTAAAAGTCTCCTACCTGTGGCTTAACTACAAAGTTTGTGCATGTATATCCTGAAGGAGTACCACTAGCAAACTGTATATGTCCATTGGCAGGATGATGATCTTTATAATCTTCTTCCCACTCTTCTTCTATTCCATCTGGCAATTTCAAATATCCTACACATGACAAGCGAGAGCCAGTATGTATGTGTAGAGGATTATATTCGTTTTCAAATTGACGAACAAACCAACCGGACACTACTTGTAGTCCATAGTCGTACTTTTCATTATCCATCTTCTTACTGCCCATAGTGTTTCGGTCATCTGTATAGGCTTGGTACATACCTATAAATCTACCTAAACCCTCTTGGGCAATTTTAATAGTGTCATCATTAAAAGCTAATTCTTCAGACACTTTACCTACTAAATTTTCAGAGTAGTCCTCTAGCCTATTAGACATTTTACTATTTAAGCTATCTACTAACTCTTCAGGCATACGATAGTATCCCATAGTGGGACCAAACGGAGCAAGAAGATGAATATCTTTTTCAGGTTTGAATATGATACTCATCGTGCCGATCCTGACACATCATAAATAAACTTTCCACTACGGATAGCTTCCATGATTTCGTCAGCATGTTTTTCGTATTGTTGAGGAGACATACTCTGTACCTCTGATTCTTTCAGGTATGTAGAAGTCTCATTGCCTTGTGGCTTACTTCTTTTATTTTTTGGCGCAACTGCTTCTGCTGCACTTTTATCGTTCTTACCCTTAGACGGTTTGCTAATTCCTCTATCTCCTTTATAGAGGTCAATTGCTCTTGCTGCTGATTTTGCGTCATTATCATTCTCATACAGCGCATCCTGTACCCACTTAGGTTGTTCTTCTGCCCACTCGTGAAAATCATCACTGTCACGAATGTCATCAAAGTCTGGATGCAGACGCATAAGTTCCGCTTCTGCTTTTTCTTTCTTAGCATCATATTGCATTTCATCAATTACCTTCATGCGTTCTTCCAAGCTATCTGCTTGTTCTTTCGCTTTTTTAATGGCAATTGTTTCTACAATGGCAGCAACGTCAGGGTAATTCTTAGCCCAACTTTCTAAATCTTCTTCTGACTTAGGTAGCCTCATTTCTTTTTTTGTTGCGGAACTTAGCTGAGACTTTAATTTATCTATCTCCTCTTTAAATTCCACTGCTTGTTTTTGTTGATGCCTACGAAGGTCAGAGTAACGCTTCTTAAATGTTTTTTCTTCTGCGCTATCTGGTTCCTTATCTTCAGGTTCCGTATCTCCTACTTCCCCTTTTTGTTCTTTCATAAGCTGTTCAAGTTCTTCCTCATCAATCTTGCGTTTTTCTTCGTTAGTATATTTACGATTTGCAAATGCAACTTTCTTAGGTGACTGCATTTCTTCAGTCATAATTTCGGCTTCTGCCATTTTATTTACTCCTTGTTGGGGCCAACGTAGCCACACCTGTCGGGTGGGGGATGGGTAGGCCAACTGATTGCGGTTAATTTTTTAAAAGCTAACCCGCTTTGCTTTTCTTAATAATACTCATCGTCCATTCCTGTGGGTTCACCAGTAAAGGCTCCTGCTGTTCCTGTAGGATCACGGCCTTTTTCAATAGCTGTTTCCATAGTTTCTGTACCCGGACCACCATAGCTTTCACCCCTATCAACTGCTGCTTGGAAAGACTCTTGTGCCGCAGCTTGTGCTTGGGCGAAGGCTTTTTCATTTTTCTCTGCAATTGCTTTTTGATTAGCTAACTCTTTAGCTTTTGTTACCTCTCTCATTAAAGTATTGAAAGATTTTTTCTGACCTGCGGAAGTTAATGATACTCCATACGTATTTGCTAAAGCCTCTACTGCTTTACTAGCATACGCTTCAGTACGTTTATTTCCTTTTTCATCCACAAAAACATCTTTTATTTCGGGGGACTCCATTACTCTATTAATACTTGCTGCTATAACGTTTTGCTTTTGGGGTGACATAGTATGTAACGGGTCTTTGTCCTCATATACCCCAGATAGTTGTCCCATTTTTTCTGGGGATGAGAATGTAGCTGTACCACCTCTGAACGCATCTAAAACTCCACCAACAGCGGCGGCTTGTGCGGCTCCTGATTTAACTTTAGATTCTCCAAATACGCTAAACATTCCGGGTATTCCGTCAGTTAATGGCCCCATAGAATATTCGCTTATAGCTGTACGTAATGGGTTTGTCAATTCTGCTGCATTGTAACGAATACCTGTATCATCTGAAGTAGCAAAGCTCGGATTAAGGTCATTGTTCTCTCCATCACCTGTTGGTGTTTTTGCTGTAGGCACGGTAGTTTCCTCTGGTTCAATAGCCTCAACAACGTCTGTAGGAATTGGTACAAAACCTTGTGGGATAGGATAGACAGGCTTACCATCTACAAACGGAATAGTCATCTTCTGTCCTGTGTCGTTGTTAATATATTCTTTTAACTCATCATATCTGCCAGTTGTTGTAGGCAAAAGGTCTTCAAATGTAGGCGTTGACCCTGCTGTCGTAACTGGTGTAGTTGGAGGAGTAAAGCCAGTTTGTAAGGGTTGTCGTTGTTGTAACATTGGTTGGCCTACAGGAATGATAGGTGCTTGATATGACGGCGGTGTGTATGGAGCAAATTGTGAAGGCTGTTCCATTATACCAAACTGGTTAGGTACAAAACCACCTACATTATACTCTAATTCATCTTCCATGTCAAGGTCATTAATATCAAATGGCAAATTATCAGGCATGGTAGCCTCTTCGCTGTTACCCATCTGACCCATTGCATCCATACGAGCAAGACCTGCTTTTGCTTCCTGTCGCAAGTTCATAAGTTTTTCTAGACCGATAAACCTTACTACATCTGCTGGGAATACAAACTCGCCCTCACTAAGTTGTGCAGGAATGTCATCCCGTACTTCTTCTTGCGTAGAGCCGGGTGGTACATCATTGCCAGACACAGGGTCTATTGTACCGCCTTCGTCCATCAAACCCCCATCTTCAAACATGCTCATTTGTTTTTCCATAACTGTGCCGCCCTCATTAAAAGTTGCGGGTCTACCGACCCTATCTGGATTTTCAATTTTTAGTTCTCTAAGTTTGCTGATACGTGTTGCACGTTCTGCTGCAGTCTTAGGTAACTTTGGTTTAGCCAAAACTAATGCACCAATCTGAATAACTTCTTCTGCCTCAAAAATTGGCATCATAGTATCTTTATCATAAAAGAAACTATGTCTTTCAGGATTAAATCCTACCTGAACGTATCCGCTTTTAGGATCAGCTAAATATTTCTGTGCTAGATCAAATGCCTGTTCATCAGAAAGGTCTTGCCATTCACCTTTCATAGTTGCCATAGGAAATTTTTTAGTTTCATCCTTTGCAATTTTACGGACTTTTTCTGTTGATGTGCTTATAGAAAAATCTACATTTTTTAAAACAGCAGTACGCGCATAGACATTTCCACCCTTATCGGGAAGTGTTATAGATGCTACCCAAGTATTAAATTTGTTATACGCAGGAATATCTAAACGAGTATCTAATATAGTTCCTTTTTTAATTTTTTTATTAAGACCTACAATACCTTTTGATGCTTTACTTTTACCTAATGCCCCAACAGTATTCTTCAATGTAGGAACCATCGTTTGTAAATCTTGTAAAGTGAATTTAGTAGCTGGTTGATTTTCACGTATGTATCTACGAAATTCTGGTCCAGACATTTCCCCAGATTCTAGTTTCTGCGCTTGCTCTGAAAACTTTCTTGTTTCACGTCTTTTTTCCTCAGTCTTATCTACTTTGTTAACAGGATCATCTCGCCACTCTTGTAAAGAGTCTGGATCATCTAAAAACTTTTTAGCATCCTGCTCGTCAGCTTTACGAAACTTTTTTGCAAACACACGAATAGGTTTTGCTAAAGCATCACCTGCGCCGGGTAGTATACCTACACCCAAAGCAGCAGTTCCTATAGCTGCACTGCCGTAAGAACCCTCTTCAATATAATCTGCCACTTCTTTAGCAAGCATTGCATCGCCAATAACTGGTGTCATTTCTGCTAGTGATTTTCTATCTGCGGCTATTTCTTCTGCAGTGCGTGTTTCTGTGCGAGGTGAAAGTATGGACGGAGCATCAAGTCCCATAGACCGCATTTGTTCCTGTGCTTTATCAGAAGGTGTGGGTAGTTCATACTCATCATCTACAACACTATAATCAATTTCTCCATCCGCTATACCACCCTTGTTCATTCTTACTGGTGGTATAATTGTTTCTGTTTCTAAATTTTCTAATCCTTTTAACAAGTCTTGTTTATTAGCTTCGCGGTTTTTAATTGTATCTGCGTCATCTTCTTCGGAAGAAAACATATCCACAAATTTTTCAAACAAACTTGGTTGCTCTGGTTTGTCAGCAGGTAAATCAATTACAGGAATGGCATCTGTTGTTTCAGGTGCTATGTCCATAGTCTGAATAGAAGGTCTATCTACAAGAAGACTTTCCATCTGTTGTTTCTGTTCGTCCCTATCAGCCGCTTCAACATTTCTTTGAAACTCTTCCTGTTCCACTGTTTCAAGCATATCTGTAG